GAAACTCTTTATTTTCGTGAGATGGTGTTGGCCTGCGGGCTACGCCGTGCGCCGCTGATCGTAGCGGTCGCTTTTGTCATCATGAGCGCCGCCCAGACGTGTGTCAAGGCGCTCGTGAATTACCTTGCACCAGTTGGTGGTGAGTATGGCGTGATTTTGCGTCTCATATCTCTCACTATCGGAGCAGTTTGGATAAGCGTTGTTGACAATTTGACCTATTTTGTCAAGCCAGTCCATGTGATTGTTGGTAAAGCTATGAACATCTTCGGGATGTTTTATGTGCCTGCCGGCTATCGCATTGACGACAACGGTAACCTGCTCTATGAGGAAGACTCATACTTTGTGCAAGTGGTCAGGATTTTGGCCGAAGCGACCCCCGATCGGGGCTTTTGCGTGTTTGTTGGCACGCTTTTCACCACACTTGCCTTATGGCAGTGTGTTTTGTACCTCTCCTATCAACGTTACCTCGCAGCTGAGAAGTTTCGCGTGGTGTCTGAAGTCCTTGCGGCTTTGGATGGTAACGATCGTTGGTTGGAGACGGTTAGGATGCGGGTCGTTCATGAAGATGGCGATGTGGAGGAAACAGCATTTAAGCGTTTGGTGCCAGGCACCACGCTTGCTGTCCGCGTCGCATCGATTGTCGACTATGCAAAGTTGTCTATGCGTCGCACACCCGGTCAGGATGAAGCAAATACCCGACTGGCCTCAATGCATTGCACCAACTTCTTTAAACAGAAGAATGATGATAACACTGAGATCCGAGGTTTGGCGGATGTGCGCGACGTCGATAAGCGTCAGATGATAACGCTAGCAGTTCCTTTGGTGTTCACGCCAGACTGCCGAGATAGACTGGCAACAGTCATAGCTAATGATGCACGAGTTCAAGAACTGCAGAAAATGAACCGTAGACAACTCGCCGATCTAGCGGCACTAAACTAGAGGTGCCCGGAATTGAAAGACGGATTTGACACCGTTCAACACGTACCACAAGGCGAAGTTAGCAGGCTCAAAGAGCTTTACAACGCGAGACGTGAGAAGGTGCGGTTTGACGTCGAGTACATTCCGGGTACCAACAAGCCACCCAATAGAATCGAGCAACTCTTACCCTTGTCAGGTGAGACGATTATTGGTACACACAGTGCTACACTCAGTAACGCACGAATAGGTATACTCGAGCGGGTCTTCTTCGTGAAGAACCCGCAGTCCGGTGAGTATGAGCCGCCATTGGCCCCGGAGCCAGGCGCATTCCGTCTATTACACGCGTTTCGTGACAAAGTTTTGCACCGCATGGCACCCTCCATACCTTGGTCCCGCACGAAAGTGACGGCGTCATACCTTGGGGCGAAACGCCGGCTGTACGAACAGGCTCACGAGACACTGAAACGACGGGATGTAGAAGTGGGTGATGCCCTAATAAAGATTATGATGAAGAAAGAGAAGGTTAACATCTCAGCGAAGAAACCGGAGGACTGCGTGCAACGCGTAGTCAGCCCTCGGAGCCCTGTTTACAATCTCGAAGTAGCCACATATTTGAAGGGATTTGAGAAGAAAGTGTTTGTTGCAATTGATAACGTGTACTGCAAGCGGAC